AGTATTTTAAATATCCAACACTTAGTGAATTATATTATAAATTATTTAATGAAATTCCAATGAACACTCATAATTCATTTGTTGATGTATTATTATGTTTAAGATGTTATGGTAAATTAATTAGAAATATAGATTTAATTGAGAATTGTGACATATACAGAGATATTTTATACGATGTAACAAGCAATATTCATGATAATATAGATAATAATATTATTGTATAATGATAAGTTGTCTATGTAATAATTAAATATAAAAAAATTTATATTTAATTTTAATTTTATTGAATGATAAAATGTTTATTTTGATATATTTTATCCAGAACACATCTCACAAATTTCATATTCTTCTTTTTCTTCAATTATTTCTCTCTTCTCAGGAACAATGGTAAATTGTTGAGCAGTATGTTTTGGTTTTCTTCTAAGATAATAAATTCCAGTTTTTAGTCCAGCTTGATAAGAATAGAAATGCATGCTAGTCAATGTTTTATAATCAGGGTCCTCTACCCATAAATTAAGACTTTGGGACTGACAAACAAACGCACCACGGTCTCTAGACATATCAATTAAATGTTTCATTGGAATTTCCCATACAATTTTATATTTATCTTTTAGATTTTGAGAGAGAAAAGATAATTGTTGTACACTTCCTTGATTCGCAATAATATTATTTTTAACATCTTCATTCCAATATCCAATATTAATCAAATCATACATCAAATATTTGTTAACCATGACAAATTCGCCAGCAATAGTCCTTCTAGTATAGATGTTACTTGTGAGAGGTTCAAAACATTCATTATTACCTAAAATTTGACTAGTGCTTGCTGTTGGCATAGGAGCTAATAGAAGAGAATTCCTAATACCATTTTCCATGATTTGTTGTTTCAATGCTTTCCAATCATAACGGTTACTTGGTTCTACATTCCACATATCGAATTGTAAAATACCCTGAGAGGCAGGAGAACCTTCAAAACTCGAATAAGCACCAAATCTTTTTTCATCACGACATACTACTTTAGGATTGTTTCTATTTGTTTTATTAAACATCTCATTTGCGATAGGTTTAAGTTTATGATATAGATTATTTAAATCTTCATTTTCTAGAATTAATTCAGAGTTATAAAGTTGTCCATTCATAATAATATTTATAGCAGATGATGTAATCGGTGTATAATTATTAAAATAATCGTATAATGGTTCTAGTTGTTTTCTACGTTCGATAGATAGTTCTAAACTTTTTTCTAAAGCAGCATGATAAATTGTTTCAAAAATATTTTTATTAATCAATACTGCTTCTTGGCTATGGAACGGAATATCTAGTTTGAAAAACGCATCTGCGAGTCCTTGTACACCAATACCGATCGGGCGATGTAGCATATTACTTTTAAGTGTTTTATCAGTAGGATAATAATTAACATCAATGACTTTATTTAAATTTTCAGTAACTACTTTTGTAACTTTATGTAATTCATCATAATGAAATACAGGTTTTAATTCTTCTACAAGAGCATCATAACCACCTACGTATGTATCGTCTAGATAAATTTGAGGTACTGTATTGATTTTTTTACCTAGTTTATTTGAAAGTTCATCATAAAATGCTAAACGTTCATTATCATCATCTAGATTAATCTCTTCGTAAAGGATATTATTTATTTTAAGTAAATTTTTTGATTTAGTACAATAATTACACGATGTTTTAGTGTAAATTTTGGCGGTTTTAATTGATAAATTAGAAGGTCCTACAAATTTATTAAGCGCGATACTAGCTAAATTACAAACCGCGGTTTCATCAGGAGAAGAATATTCCATAATTTCAGTACATAAATTGCTTGATTTAATAACACCTAAATTTTTCTGATTACTTTTCTTATTCGCTGCGTCTTTATAAAGAATGTAAGGTGTTCCTGTTTCCATTTGAGCATCTAGAATCTTAAACCAAAGTGAACGAGCTTTCATTGTTTTAACTGCCCTTCCTTCCGATTCATATTTGGCATATAATTCATTAAATTCATCTCCATAACAATCTGATAATCCTGGACATTGGTCTGGGCAAAAAAGAGACCAGTTACCATCGGATTTGACGCGTTCCATAAAAAGGTCAGGAGTCCAAAGTGCTAAGAAAAGGTCACGACAACGCATTTCTTCTTCTCCATGATTTTTACGTAGTTCCAAAAATTCGACAATATCAGTATGCCAAGGTTCTAGATAAATCGCAAAACTACCATTTCGCTTTCCACCACCATTGTGTACAATACCGTTATGTAACATATAATTATGTTCATCCTTCATTTGAAGGTCATATAGAGTACCTAAATATTGTTCGCGTTTAATTGTTTGAATGCGCGTAAGCAGATAATCTTTATATCTAAGAGTCGTCTTATCTTTTTCACCAGTATATTTAATGTTCAAGATTTCACAAACATGTGAATTTCTAGGAATTGTTAAATAATATTGTACAATACTTTCAACGAAATATCCAGAAGAAAGAATGCCTAATTTCATACAAATAAAGCGCATTGATTCTAGAAGTTGTTTTGAATCGTCCGTATTAAGTTTGAAATTATTATTATTATCAATATATTCCATTTGTGAAATAAGATATCCTCTCAGAATTTGTTTAATCTTTTCTACTGGTAAATTCAACCATTTACTATGAAAATGTTTTTTACCATTTGAATCATAAAAATCATTATATCTAAAAGGCATTGCGATTGTTTTGTCCCATTTAAACCATATGTTATCATCACTGATATGTTTTACTTCATATTTTACACATTTATTTTCAAAATAATTTATAATAAAATTTGAAATCGATTTATTATCAGAAGAATATAAAAGAATATAACCATGATTTGAAGATTTATTTGTGACGATACCTCTACTTAGAATAATACCATACATATAACAATCATCTTGTGTGATTTCTTTTACATCAACGAAATAATTTGGAATTTTATAAACCAAATAGTCATAGGTTGTTAATTCTTTTGCTTCTGTCCATTCAAAATGAGATAAACCATTCTCTAATTTATATTTTATAACGTTATATGTATTTTCTTCGTCAATCTCATCATTTTGATTATGTAGTACTAAAACGGGATGCTCAGGTGTAATTTTAAGGTCGTCCATAGAATGTTCCGTTTTAATGGTTAGCATATCTCCTTCATATGGATGCTCTAGAACATTTTCAATTGTTTCTACTTCACCTCTAAGATTATAAATTTGTGTTTCTCCTAGAGAACAATTTTGAATTTCAATGGGACCTTTTGTAGTATAAATAATTGTTTCTGGTGTAACACATTGGTCAACATACCTAGCTGTCATATTGAACACTCTCAACATAGGAACAATCCCATTACTTGTTCCATTCGTTCCTCTAATATGAGAACCAGTTCCTCTAATATTATGAATATGAAGACCAATTCCTCCTGCCCACTTAGAAATTTTGGCACAATCTTTGATTGTATTATAAATTCCATCAATGCTATCGCTTTCCATTCCTAGTAAATAACACGAACTGAGTTGTGGTCTAGGTGTTCCCGCATTGAATAGTGTAGGAGTAGCATGAGTAAAATATTTTTGTGACATAAGGTCATATGTTTCTTTTACCTTTTCCATATTATTGCCATGAATACCAATAGAAACTCGCATCCACATATGTTGTGGTCTTTCTACAATTTGTTTATTTACTTTAAATAAATATGCTCTCTCTAATGTTTTGAATCCAAAATAATCAATTAAATAATCGCGTTTATAATCAATCATGTTTTCAATTTCATTATGATATTCCATGGTAACATCAAATAATTCTTTTGATACTAGAGGAGAATTAAATCCATTGATATCTTTAAAATTATATAATCTCTCAACAACTTCTTTAAATGAATTTGATGTGCTTTTCTGATGATTTGATACAACAATAATACCAGCTAGAGTTCCATAGTCAGGATTTTGAGTACACATAGCAGCACATTGTTCAGCAGTTAATTCATCTATTTTTTTAGTAGGAATACCATTATATAACTGGTCAATTACTTTCATTACAAGTAAAGAATAATTGATATTAACATTAAATTCTTTTCCAATTTTTTTAACACGATTCAAAATTTTATCAAATGATACTTCCTCTTGGATATTGTTACGTTTGGTGACTTTCATTTCGGAAATATTCATATTGTATCCAATAGACATACTATTAATTATTATTATATTTTAAGTAGTTGTTCGAAATATTGTAAAAAGTATTTATAAAATATAATAAATTTATGATTAAATTAAAGTATTGATTTGTATTTATTTGTATTTAGCTTAAAAGTGTTTATTTTGAGCTAAATATTTCAGAATGTTTATTGAATAATTAAATTCTATATATATGGTATATAATGAGTTTAAATTTAAAACAATTATTAAATAAACCTATAATGTTTTATGTTTCATTATTTTTGTTACTGTCTATTATATTTTATAGACCTCAAAATAATAATTATCAACGTAAAAAAGAAAGTTTTTTAAGTCCGGGTGAATATCCCAAAGAGGTTACATATCCTTTATTATATGGCGATTATGAACTTAAAAAAAAGCACTATAATTTAGTTTCTAAAAATAATTATTCTGATAATTATGAATATTATCCTATTTTTTCATCTGATTCATTAAATATAAATAATATTCGATATTGGAAAAATCCTGATAATGGAACATGTTCTACTGCCGATTTTTGTGATGTATTATATAATGAAACGCCCGATAAAAAACATTATGTATATGGAAATAATGGATTACCTGAAATAAAAACGTATCCTCCTCAACCTGAATGGGGAGCATCAAGAGTAAATTATTATGAATCTACTGTACATAATACATAATAAATAATAATTACATTTTATCCAATATTGAAATATCAATAAAACATTTATTTTTAATTTCAATATCTTCCGTATTTTTTTTAGATATTTTTCTTTTTGGAGCACGATGTTCAAAACCTTCTATTTTTTCCCGTTTAATTGTATTCCAAATATCATTCAATTCAGGAATCGCATGCTTAAACCATAATTTATTTCGTAATACTAACACACAACTTACATCCTCTAATTTCCAATAAATATTACGAATCCAAATGTATTCGTTATATTCATTCATTATATTTTCTTCCCAATCATTAAATTGGGTCTCAGTTAAATTTAGAGGAGGATATATATATAATGGAGTATTATCGCCTTTATTGAACATCATTATAATACCTTTTAATTTATTATTTTGTGTATAATTAAATGAGCCGTCATTATCAAAATCTTCTTTAGATTCATATTCTACAAATTTTGTTTCTAGAAAATCACACTCATTTAAATTACATACTTCCATTTGTATCTGCATCTGAATCCAATATTCTAATTTTGGAATTCCATTCATTTCACGATTTACAATATTTTTAATTTCTAACATTCTTCCATATCGTTTGGAAGATACATCAATATTAATACCATCAGGAGAAGCAGCTATAAAATCATAATTATCATGTAATATACAACCGAACTCACCTACTTTTGTTTTATATTTTTTTTCATAATACATAACAGATAATGGTTCATATTTATGACCCCAATGCATTGGTGTATCCATTGATGTAATAAATTTATTTGAATTCAAAGGATTACATTTTTCAAATATTAATTGATTCTTTACCGCATCGCTTCCAAATGCTTTCCATATATTACTTGCTGTAAGCGTATTATACCTGAATCTATACCATTCCTCTGTTTTTTGTTCTGGTTGTGGTTTACTTTTTAAATGATTAATAATAGATGTAATTGATAAAATATTTGGTTCTTTTCTTATAAATGTTCGTTTAAAAGACCGTTTTGGACAAACGTGTTTATGAAATAATTTAAAAGCTTGATTTACAATATTTAATAATTCTTCTTTAAAATCTTCTGAATTATTTTCGGTTATTTCATATATATCATACAACTGTAGAGTCAATAATTCAATTACATCTTCGGTAATTATTTCTTGATAATTTGGATTATTATAAATTAATAGATTTTTTGTAATAATACATTCTATAATATAAAACGCATTTTCAATTAAATGTCCTTCATCTTCTTTTGTAAATATTTCGTAATCATCATAATAATCATCATCTGAAATATCAGAAGATGAAATATCTGCCATGTATATTTTAATGTCATTTTTACATAAATGATTATTAATTACAAATGAGTTTAATTCAATTTCCATTGAACCAATCGATGAATTAGAATTATCCATTTTGTGTAGTTTTATATAACATCATTATATTATATTTAAATTAAATCAATTTTATCTTTATCTTTGTCTTTACTTCTTTTTGTAGAAGCACTTTTTTTAGGACCAAGCGATTTCAATGTAGATACTTGTTTTTCAGAACGTTTCATAGTAAACTTTCTTGTGTTCTTATTGAAATGTAAATTAGGTATATTATTGATAATACCGCTTTCCTTATCATAATTAATATCTTTTATTCTTTGTAATTGTTTTTTATCAAGAGCATTATATAATTCCTTTTTAACATTTTTAATTTCGATTAAATTTAGTTTATGTTCCTTTGTTAATGTATTTATATAATCATTAATCTTAGTTAACTTAATTGTTTTATCTAATTTACTCCATGGTTCTGATTTATTCATATTACTTTCTTTTTCAAGTAACATATCTATCTTTGATATATTATCTTTAATGTTTGGATTTATATCTGGATTTCCACTTAAAAGCATAGTTTTATATTTTATGGTTTTAAGTTCCTTACACTCATTTTTTGACATTATTTATTAATATATATAAATATAATTTTAACTATTTTTTTACAATATATGTTATAATAATGGATAAAACGATTACTTTTAAGGGTAAAAAAACAATAGATGATATGACAGATAGAAAAAACGCAAAACGTAATGAAACAAAAGATTTAGATGACCATTGTTTAGAACATAATTATCAATTAAATATGATTAATAACTATTATTTGAATCAATCATGTGATAATGAAAAATTATTGAAGAGAGAAATAGATAAAAAAATAAATAGTTATAAATCACAAGATATACAACGAGAATTATATAACGAATTATTATTAATTTCTCTCAATGATGTAGTTGAAAAACTCGTGGCAAGTAAGTTGAAATGTTACTATTGTTTATGTGATATATTAATTTTATATAAAGATGTTAGAGCTCAAAATCAATGGACTTTAGATAGAATAGATAATGATAAATGTCATTCAAATGAGAATACTATAATATCTTGTTTAAAATGTAATTTACAAAGACGAACCCGAGATATGAATAAATTTTTATTTACTAAAAAACTAAAAATAAATAAAATAACATAAATATTTGTTTTGATAATATAATATTATAATATGAATGAATTCAAATGGACATTAGGAGAACCTTGTATTCGAAGTATAAAAAAAACTGTCATCGTACCCGAACAAACAGAATCAAATACACCTAATCACGCACCATCTAACAAGAGAGAAATTGTAAATGAAAAAATGAATGAAAGACAAATGATATCCCAAATAAATCAAAATCCATTTCTACTTAGAAATACTTATTTAGACGATTTGTATGTACAAGAAACATTTTTAAAACCAAAAAATTCGAATTTAGAACGTTAAAATGTGTAAATTAATTATTTGTAATTACTAAAAATAAATACTTAAAACATTAGATATAAAGATAAGTATTACAAATAAATGTCTGTATATACAACTCAAAATGATTTATTATTAAATAAATTACTTGATTTTTACAAAGAATCTGATAATCTTGATAAAATATTACAAATTATAAATGGTCAGTCTAAAATTTCATTACGTATTGTTGATTGGTTTGCTACTAATTATGCTAAAAAATATTTTACAGTATATCCATTATCTAATTCTGAAAAAAGATTCAAGGTTTATATGGATTATAAACTTAAATTAAAAGCTTATTCTAAAAAAAGATTCGACCCTTTTTGTAGATGGGAAAGAATCAATATTCCTTATAAAAATGGCGATTATATACAAACAACAATAGGACAGTTAAATTTTTTTAAATGGGCGCTTGAAAATGAAGTTATTAATTATATTAGTGATAATTATGATATGATAGAAAAAGATATGAATGTACGTAATAGTTCATCTAAGAGGAGAGAAATTACAAACAATTCTACAAGAAAAAAAAGAGAAGAATTATCTATTTATGCTTCCAAAAATATAAAAAAAGAAGATGTAGAAATTGTGGTATCATTTAATTAAAAATATTTAAAATAAGTATTTTAATATAAATATTTATTTTATTGTAATGTAATGGGAACACAACAATCACTCAATAAAATAAATTACGAAGATGTTCAATATGGTATAAAAAATAATTATATTATAATTAATTCATTACCTGAAAATGAACAAGACATTCTTATTTCTAAAACAGTTCATGCTTCACAAGAAGTAGAATTAATGAATTCATTAATTAAATCATCATTAAAAGATAAAAATATTATTGTATATGGAAAACATTCAAATGATGATAAAATATTATTAAAATATAATCAATTAGTGTCATTAGGATTTATAAATGTTTATATGTACAGTGGAGGATTATTTGAATGGTTATTATTACAAGATATTTATGGAGATGAAGAATTTCCTACAACAAAAAAGGATATTGATATATTAAAATATAAACCTCGGAAATTATTTAATGTTATGTACCTTACAAGCTAAAACTAATATGTTAAGGGAAATTTATGGTATACTGCTTACATATTTATTTACACCCTTGAAGATTTAAAACCGCACCTTTAATTATTTTTTATATTTTTCTCAAAATAATATAGATGACTAAACATAAGACAGAAGATTATAAAATTTCTGCGGTTAAATATTACTTAAATAATGATAGAGGGGATGGGTATAAGAAAACTTGTAAAATATTTGATTGTAAAAAATCCACTTTACGAGATTGGATTAAAAGATATAATACTTCTAAAAATCTTACAAGAAGAAACCGAAAATCAATTTCTTACAAGATTACTAAACCACAAGTGAAATCTGCGTTGGAATTGTTGAAGAAAAACGAACAACTTACTATGAATGAATTAGCATTTGATATGAAACAAAAATATCCTACTTTTGATATTACACCTCAACATTTAGGACATGTTATTAGGGATAATAACCAAACAAGAAAAAGAACAAGACACGAACATTTCCCAAAAGAAAGATATAAGAAACCTATTGATAAACAAACTGAATTAAATACATTTTACCAAAAAATAAAACATTATCCATTAAACAAAATTATTTGTTTAGATGAAACAAGTGTTGGTTCTGCTTTGCATCCTACTTATAGTCGTTGTTATTTGGGAAGAAGGTGTAGAATAAAAACAAGTAATCAATTTGTATTTCGTAAATTTACTTTATTAGTAGCAATAAGTAATTTAAAAATGGTAGGAAAGGAAATATATGAAAAAGGTGGAATGACTGCTGAACGATTTTTAGAATTTTTACAAAAACATATTTTTCCAAATTATAAAGGATATTTGATTGTGTTAGATAATGCGAAAAGTCATAATAACGAACTAATAAAAAATGCTATTACCAAGAGTGGTAATGATTTTTTATTTGCGATACCTTATACCCCTAAAACCAACAATCCAATAGAGGCATACTTTAATCAAATAAAAACTTATATGAAAAAGAATAGAAATGTAGAGAACTACGAACAATTAGAAAAGAATGTAGAAAATGCAATTGATAAAGTAAAACCTGAAAATTATAAAAATTATTTTCAACATGCTTACGGAATGAATGAAAAAATAGAATTTATAAGGAAACCATCAACAAGAAAAAGAAAATTAAAAATTTATAAATAATATACTTAAAATTTATTTGTTATTTTAAGTATATTTAAGATGCCTATGCGATTGAAAAGTGAATTATATAAAAAAGAACAAGAAGAGGTTATAGGAAAAATTATATCCATATTAGATTTAACCAATAAGAATACATATACACTTTATGAATTAGATAAGAATGCAGAAATACAAAATAAAATCATGGAACTAATACCTGAAATAAGAAAATGGTTTTCGTTTAATGGAATAAAAGCAGTTGGCGAACCAAATAAAATAAAAAGACCTTGGTTAAGTATTATAAAACAATTATTAAAATCAAAATATAATATTGAAAGTAAAGATTTTCAATTTACAGAAAACGGAAAATATATTAGAACACATATTTATAGTTTTAATAATCTATAATTTCATCTTCATTCATTTCTAAAAATATATCAATATTTTTTTCAAGGCATATATTCAAATTACTAATAAATAATTCCATATCATTTACTTTAACTAATACACGCTCTATTTTAATTTTATCATTTCCACATATTTCTAACTCTTTACTAATATCGTAAAAGTAATCTGATATATATTGTGGAAGTTTTTCATATTTATTTAATTCTTCCATAGTAAAATTTATACTATTTTTATTTTTGGGTTTATTTTTATAACAATATTTATAAAATTTATATATTAATTCGTGATGTTGTGAGTATGTTGTAAATAAATAATTTTTTATTGATTGTTTCATTGATGTATCATTTTTATCTATATTTAATTCATAAAATATTGGTTCTACTGAATCTAATGTTAAAATACAAGTATATATTTTTTTATTATTATATCTTTTATAATTATTTTCATAATCAGAAGTGCAATTTAATATCATAAAATTATTTAATATTGACTCACACATTATATTATTAAAATTTAGTTCGTTAAATTGTGGTTTAATTATAAAATAAATGACATGATTTGTAGAATGTCCTATTATAGTATATTCATTCATTATTGTAAAATTTTTATTTTTCTTTCCAAAAGATATTTTATGAAATATATTATATTTCATATTTTCAATTTGTAATTTGTCAGTTATGTATTTTTTATAATTGTAGTATGTCGTATTAATATGTTCTACATTATTGTAATGATTTTTTATACTTTTTCTTATTTCATCATATGAATTATTATTAAAATTACATTCATTAAAACAATTATGACAAATACATTTATTTTTTTCTGTATGTTCCATATCTATTTCATTAGAACAAGAATCATAACAATACATAATAGAATAAATATCCATTATTGATATATCAGAATAAGAACCATTGTCAATTAATCTAATCATAAATAATAATACGACGCATTCCAAAGGACATAATGGAGGTAATCTATTTATTTGTAAATATTCTTTTATTTTACTTTGAATATTCAACATAATATCTTTAAGAATATTTGTATATTTATAATATTTTGTATTTTCATTCGTATCAAACATCAATAAAGGTATTTCACTATTATTTAATCTTTTTTTATTGTTATCATCTATTTCTCTTAATTTTTTATTGTAATTTCCATACTTATAATATGAAATAGTTTTGTTAGATAAATTTTTTAAAATAGTAATAAACTGGTCTTTATATTCTTGATTTTCTATTACTTCATTTTCTATAATATTTAACATAAGAATATATATCAAAACCCCATAACGAACTATATGATGTCCCCAATCTATTATAGATTTTTTGTCTTCATTATCAGGTAACAATTTTTTATAATTGTTTGGTTCTATAATTTTATCGTTTATTTCGGTAAATATATCATCATTATTATTTATGTAATTTTGCACTTTTGAAAATTTATTATGACACTTTATACATTCTAATCGTGGTTGTATTTCTTCATCTTCATCAATACCTAATTTTGTAAATCTATTACAAATATCATCATTATTTTTTTCAATACCTATATAAATTGATTTTTTCTGCCTTGTAATTGCTACGTGTAATAATGAGTCATAAACTAAATTACATTTTTTTTTACTAAATTTCGTAAGCGTTTCTTCTGTAATTCCTAATACAAACACAACTTCACAACCATTTCCTTTTGATGCATGTATAGATAATATCCTTGATGCGTTTTCAGATTCTTTCAAATTTATTGATTTACCTTCATCTGATTTATGTAAATATATATATTTATAAAATTTATTATCGTTAATTTTATCTTTATAAAACTCATTTTGTTTCAATACTTCTTGATAATCAATATCATTAAATTTATTAATCCAATAATTTTGGATTCTTGTTTCTAACATAGTTGCGAATATATTTTTTGATAAAATTGGAAATATAAACATGAAATTATTTGGTAGATAATTATACTTGTTTATTTCTTTATCCATAAATGATATAATTTTTTCAATAACTCTATCTATTTTAGGATAGTCAAATTCACTCGCATATATTTTAGGAACTTCAAAAATATTATAAGGAATAGTACTATTTTCATGAGTATATTTACAACACCCATCACATATTTCGGTTATTGGAGGTAATCCGTATTTTTCAAAAGGGATAACATCATTTACAAAATTAATAAAATGTTTATTATGAAAACGCATAACTTTATTTATACCATTACTTCTTTCAATATGAGAATCTAAATTATTTACATCAATATATGTGTGAATATTATGTTCTCCCCATATACTTTGTAATTTATCTCCAATAACATAAACATCAATATTTGTATGCGTTATTATAGCATTAAATGCTTCAATATATTCTTCACCTAAATCTTGTGCTTCATCAATAACAATTAAACATTTTTTATTAAGAGATGGTCTTTTACCAGCATAATTTATTTTACTATCTTTTGTTGAAAGAAATCCATTTCTAATAGTTTTAACTATTCCCTTAAAATAATCATTATGTTTTATAATTTTATTTTTATCAACAACAGCATAATTAAATGAATCAATAGTCCCAATTATAATTACTATTTCCTTATTTGTCTGCTTGTTTAAATAAGATATTTTATATTGTTTTCCTGTATTATTGTCATTTTCTACAATTTCTAATATATTTAATTGTCCTCTTTCCTCTTGTTCTTTTAACTCATTATAAATAACTTCTTTTGCTGAATGCATTTTTGTAAGATAAATATATGTTTCTTTCTCAATAAATCGTGTATCACTTTGTATAAGTTGTATGCTTTCATATGTTTTACCACAACCTGCTCCTCTCTGATTAAAATATATAATGCCTTTTTCTAATTGTTTTTCAATAATATTTTCTTGATTATCACAATCCTCACAAGTTTTATCACGAATACATTGTAATTGTATTGTTTGTAAATCACAATCATTAAAAGTTTCTATTATATTTTTAGCATCTAATTCAAACCAAGGTTCAGGTCTATTTTCACTACAAGTTTTATGTGTATTGCATATTTCAAATATACATAATATTTCATTATCTTCAGTATATGCTATATCTGCTATTTTTACTCCATTATATTCAAATCTATATTCAATTATAATTGACGAATTTTCTGAAACTTCTGGAATATCATATTCATCTATTTTATTACATTTATTACATTTGCTTTTAATTGTTAATTGTATTTTATTTTCAAGAATATATTTGAATAATAGTTTTGCATTTTTATGAATTTGTGATTCATTTGGACTATTATAGAAATTACATTTTATATCTTCTTTACAATGTGCGAAATGATGAATTCTTATTTTACCTTGACGAATAATAACATCATTCCCACAATCAATACATATAAACTCATCTAGTTTATTTGCATGTGATGGTTTTGTATATTGATTCGTTTTTTTATTAATTGCACCTAATCTTATGAGTTCTGACATCTTATATTTGTAGTTATTGTTAAATAGATTTTATATTATTTTGTTTCAATTTTATAATTTATTCGTTAAATTACTTAAAAATAAAATATTTAGGAATATTATA